AGTTCTAGAAAAATTACAAAGGCACTAATAGAAGGTCAATGGGATCAGAAAACATTTGAAGATACATGTCTAGAAACTGCCTATCCAGTAGATTTAGAGGTAGGTCAGGCACACCTATTTCATCAAGAAATACTACATGGTAATGTAAATAATGAAACTGATATTACTAGAATGGCTATAGATTGGCATGTTTTAGTAGAAGGAGAAGAATTTGGAGGTAGACTTCCTGGTGGATTCTTTAGATTACCTAATGATACCGAGTATAAAACAATAAATCATATAAATGATACCTGTGTAGGGTATATAGGTAATAATACAAATTATGATAGAGATATTCCTCTTAACTTACAAAGAGATGCAGTTCGTTTATTTTGTAAAGAACATAGTATACCTAATAATATGATGCAGGTTGAAAATGAATATCTACACTGGATGCCAATATTAGAAGATTTGCTAGAATCAGAAATAGATGTTATAGTTATGCATAGTATATATTCTTTGCCAGATGCTAGACGTAGAAGAGAATATTTAATAAATTTAGCTTTAAAAAATAATATTACTATGTGGTTTGCTAATGAAGAGTTTTGTTTAAGCAATGAGTCTGAAAAACAAAAAATTAATACATATTTAAACTTTGGGCATAAGCAGAAAGGGTGGTTGCCATGGGAGACATGATACTACAACAAACTAGTATAGATTATGATTTATCTTTTATATATAACATTGAATGGTTTAACTATAAAGATCCTTTAAAAGATATTATGACTCATCAATTAAAAGATTTACATGGACCTTATGGAGGTATGCCTTCTAGCTATACAGATGAAAATACCATCATATATCAAAAGTTCTTATCTAAGTCTGAAATAGATTATGAAATACTAGGTAAGCAAACTAATATAGATATACATACTGTATCTGTAATAAAACAAAGACCAGGAAACTGTATACCTCTACACATAGATAGATTCTATAAATTAAGACAAGTTAAACCTGATGGAGAGCCTGTTAGAGCTAATATCTTTGTAGAAGATTGGGCAGATGGGCATATACTTCAGTTTGGAGACAAAATAAAATGGAATTGGAAAAAGAACACAGGATGGATATTTAATGAACATGTTCCTCATCTATCAGGCAATTGTGGTATGAAAGATAAATATACTCTACAACTATCAGGATTTTTTAAGTAATGGCAATTAGATATACAAATCTACCAGATAATAAAAGTAAACCTTTTGGTGGAGCTTACAGTGTACATGACAGAGAGCTAACATCTTATAGAGATGAAACTATAAGAATGTTTACTGTTAATAATAATTATACAGAGAAAAATGCAGAAATAATAAAACAAGAGTTTCTACAAACATATAAAGAATGGATGTTTAGACCTTTTCCAAAAGTTAATGGAGTAGAGCAATATACTCATATGTGTTTTACACAAGGAACCACAGAATCTTTTGCACAGTTTTATATTAGATATAGAGATAAGCATAGACTACGAATAGCAAAAGGTGAATATTTCTATAACCAAATGATGAAATCATTATGGTATAAAAATAACTTTGCTTGGTTAGACGATGAACCTATTAAAGAAGGTGATGTAGTATTACTGAGTGTTCCTTTTGCAGATACAGGTGCAGTGCCTAATAGTCTTGAAAAAATATTATGTGATTGTGACATATTAAAAGTACCTGTTATGTTAGATTTAGCATATCTTAACCTAGGAGTAGACATGTCATTTGATTTATCTCATCCTTGTATAGAATATGTAGTATCATCTTTATCTAAAGTATTTCCTATAGAGAATCATAGAGTTGGTATACGTTTACAAAAAGAACCTTTTGAAGATCAAATATATGTGATAAATGAGTACAACTATAATTATATTAATTTACTTAGTGCATATATTGGTACAGCTATGATGAAGAAGTTTCCAGCTGATTATGTATTCGAGAAATATCATCATAAACAACTAGCACTTTGTCAAAAACTCGATTTAGTACCTTCCTATTGTGTGTATTTTGGTATAGACTATTCTGGACGCTTTAGAGAATATAATAGAGGCGGTAATGGAAACAGACTATGTTTTTCAAGAATCTGGGATGGTAGAATGAAATATGACTTGTAATAATGATTGGGATGAGTTAGAAGAAATTGTAGTAGGTACAGCAGATTATTGTAATATACCTATGCCTAATATTAGTACTTTAAAATGCCAGTATCCAGAATTTGAAGAAGAGTATATTAAGTCAGTAGCAGGTTTTTACCCTCAACAAATTATAGATGAGCAAAATGAAGATTTAGAAGTACTTAGTAGTACTCTAAAAGAACTGGGTGTAAAAGTACACAGACCTGATACTCAATATGCTGAATCAAATATAAAATCACCTACATGGCATGGTAAAAATTGGCATTACTATTCTCCTAGAGATCTCACACTTATCATAGATGATAAAATTATAGAAACTCCTTCTCCTATATGGAATAGGCAGTTTGAGACTTGGGGATATAGAAGTATATTTACTAAACTTTTTCAAGAAGGATATTCTTGGTTAAAAGCTCCTATTCCTTTACTATTTGATGATAATTATAAAGAAGATACTAATGGAGTCCCTGCTTTAAACAATAAAGAAATTTTATTTGAAGCTGCTAATTGTGTGAGAGCTAACGATGATATACTATACCAAATATCTAATACAGGAAATAGGCTGGGTGGAGAATGGTTGCAACGTATATTAGGTAATAAATATAAAGTTCATATAGTAGAAGGTCTATATTCATATGCACATTTAGATAGTACTATTGTACCTGTAAGAGAAGGTTTAGTATTATATAATGGAAGCAGAGTCAATCTTGATAATGAACCTGAAATATTTAAATCTTGGGATAAGATTTGGATAAATGAATGTGTAGGAAAACCAATAGCACCAGCAGGACTACCGTGGGGAGCTAGTGAGTGGATTGGTATGAACTTCCTTAGTGTAAATCCAAATCTTGCTATTGTAGATAAAAAACAAATAGAAATTCACAAAAAGTTAAATGCTGTAGGTATTGAAACTATACCATTAGAATTACGGCATGATAGACTCCTAGCTGGAGGATTTCATTGTGTAACTTTAGATTTAAAAAGAAAGAGAGCCTCATGATAGATGACCCATATTATCATACCTAAATCACTGTTTTCTACAAACGTAAAATTACCCTATATAATAAAATACCCATCAAATAAAATAAAAATAGGTATGTTTGGAGATAGTATGGTTGAACTTGCTGAAACTGCGATGAATACAGAAATACTCGGTTGTGGGGAGGCCAATAATATTTCTGATGATCCAGCTAAAAGACCTTTTTCTCATGAAAAATCGTGGTTATACTATTTATCTATGATTGGAAATTTCGAGGTTCACTCATATGGAATATCTGGTGCAGGGGAAGAAGACATAGCTTATCTTTTTAATCAAAGAACAATAGAATATGATTTAAATATAATTCATCATACTAATTTTAATAGATCAAATATAGGATTAAAAAAAACAAAAGATAAACTTATAAGGAAATTTTTTGAAAGAATAAAAAAACCAGATTGTATTAATATATCGTGCCAGGAAGAAGCAAATAAAATTTTAAAAATGGATTTAATTAATGATGTCCCTTTCTCAAACCCAGTAGTAAACACAAGTTGGGCCAGCGCCGATCCTCTTGACTTAGAGATAGGTTTTAATCATATGAGTAATAGAGGAAATCTTATACTTGCTTTAAAAGTATTAGATTTAGTAAAGGATAAAATTGGCATATAATAAAAGTAAAGCTAAAGGTTCAGCATATGAACAGAAAATAGCTAACTTATTAAGTAAAGAGTTTGATGTAGAGTTTAGAAGAGTCCCATTATCTGGAGCTATTGATTACCTAAAAGGAGATATTTGGACTCCTCACGACACTGCTTGGTGGCCTTATGCTATCGAATGTAAGCATTATAAAGACTTACAGTGGAATAACCTTCTTACATCTAAAACTACTGATATTCTAAATTTTTGGAGACAAACAGTAAGAGAAGCAGAAGTAATGAAAAAGAAACCTCTTCTTATATTTAGGTGGAATAGATCTAAAAATTTTGCTGCATATAATGATGATACAGAAGTTGATGATTATGTAGAGATTTCATCTTTTGGGTATAAGTTTAAAATATCTAGATTAGATGACTGGATTAAAGCAGTAAAGAAAGCGGATAAGTTACCTGAATATAGGGAAGAGAAGTGACATAGCTATTGCTAACTTGTTTTATATTTGTTATATTTATTTATAAACACAGGAGATAACTATGACCAAATCTTGGAACGACCTTGCAGATGTGCAAGATACTGACTACTCTGACCACAATAATCTATTAATTGTAGATGCTAATAATCTATCTTACCGCTGGCTTCGTAGACCAAATCATGCATCTTTCGCAGATGACTTTATTCGTACTATTGAATCATTGGCAAAGTCCTACCAAGCTAAACGTACTATTGTATGTTTTGACTTTGGTAAAAGCTATTATAGAATGGAAATGCTAGAAGAGTATAAAGGTACTCGTACAAAATCTGATGATCCTGATGAAATAAAGCGTTTTGAAGAGTTCTTTGCAGTACTTAATTCTCTCCCAGATGAAATTCATGATGAGGTAGTAAAGTTTCGGGGTGTCGAAGCTGATGATACTCTTGCATGGATTACTCAGAACCTATCACAGAACTACAATCATACTTGGGTTGTATCCTCGGATAAAGACTTACTTCAGTTAATCAAAGAAGATGTATCAGTATTCAATATATTTGGACGTAAAGAAGTAACACTAGAGTCTTTACAAGAAGACCTAGAGCTTACACCGGAACAATTTATGATGTCTAGAATTATTGAAGGTGATAAAGGAGATAATATCATAGGTATTGAAGGTATTGGTCCTAAGAGAGCACAAGGACTAGCTAAAGAGTATAAAACTTTAGATAATCTATTGGCAGCTTTACCGCTAAAAGGTCGTGCTAAATATATACAAAATCTAAATGCAGGTAAAGAAAGATTAATTAGAAATGAGAATCTAATTAATCTAAAATACTGCACCGACGCTATTTTAGCAGGTAAAGAAGGAGAAGAAGCGCTTGATCGACTATCGAATCTGTGAAATTGATATAGAAAAAAGTACTACAGCAAGACATTTAGAACAAGTATATAGTTGTGAATGGGGATTTGATCAAAACTCTACTATAGATCCTTTTGTAGTATTAAGAGCTTGTATAACTAAATCTATAACTTTCCCTGTAGGAAAAATGATTCCTATTCCTACAGGTATATATCCTCAAATAAAAAATCCTAATTTTGGTATAGATGTTAGGTCATTTAGTGAATTAGTTTATGAACAAGGTATTGCATTAGCTGATGGGTTATCTACCTTTGAATATACATTTAGAAACGAAATGTGGCTTTTACTTAAAAATAATTCTAATCAAGTACAAACCCTACAGCCAACTCAAAAAATTGCAACTTTCTCTATAAGTCATCGGCCACGAATGGTAATAAATTACGTTGAACAGATAGAAGATAGCGATTTTAAAAATTCATCAGCTAAAAGTTATATTCAAAAAATTAAGAAAAAAATTAGTCCTGAGATATATAATATAAAACATGGTAAGCCTATCATAGAAGATATTAATTATAGTAGAGAAACTATTGAAAAATATAAAAAAGGTGGAATAGGTACTCATGGGTTAGACGATTATGTAACTGATGTTAAGCTAGTACAAGAAGATGAGATAGAAGAAATAACAGGAGTAAAACCAAGTGAAAGTTAAATTAATGGGTTACACCCAGACAATGTCAGGAGCCTTTATTGGAATTGATAATTTACAAGATTTTGTAGCATATTGTGCTAGAGTGTCTAATCCTACAAATCAAATGAATAGTGAAACAGCTGAAAAATTAATTAAGTATTTAATTAAACACAAACATTGGTCACCTCTTGAAATGGTATCTGCTACTATGGAGATAGAAACTACAAGAGATATTGCAAGACAGCTTTTGCGCCATCGTTCATTTTCTTTTCAAGAATTTTCTCAAAGATACGCTGATCCTGCAGACATGGACGGAGTATTTGAAACGTCAGAAGCAAGACTACAAGACACAAAGAATCGTCAAAATTCTATTGAAACTGATGATGCTGAATTACAAGCACAATGGAATACTAAACAACAAGCTGTTATACAAGAAGCAGAAGAAGCGTATGAGTGGGCTATTGAAAATGGTATCGCAAAAGAGCAAGCTCGTAAGGTTTTACCAGAAGGTTTAACTTTATCCAGGCTATATGTTAACGGTACTCTTCGTTCTTGGGTTCATTATATTGAATTACGTAGTGCTAATGGTACACAAAAAGAACACATGGAATTAGCTAAAGCATGTGGACAAGCTATAGCAGAGGTATTTCCCTTAGCTAAGGATCTTTAATGTCTGTAGGTTTTCTTACACAATATTATAGAGGATTAGGACACTCTCAGCGTATAAAGTTTATCGCTGAGAAAACTGCTGAGTATACTGATGTAGTAATTATGGATCAGTTGTTTAGACCACCTATAGAATATTCAGTACCTCATATAGCATTTTTAGGAGATTATACTTTACCTGATATTAATAAAGTTTTTCAATTTATACAACAACCAGCTATGATTAATTTTAGAATTAAACAGTTTATAGAAACTATTGAGAAATATAAGGTAAAGGTATTAGTATGTGAAGGCTTTCCTTTTTGTAGGCAGCAATTTGCACATGAATATTTTAGATATTTAGAAGAATGTAAAAAACGAGGTATAAAAATTGTTATATCTGTAAGAGATTTTCCATGGGACGAACCCCATAATAATCAACTACAAGATTGGGTTTTATATACACAAAATATAGTTTGTAAATATTATGCAGAATATATATTAGTACATGGTGACAAAAAACTATTACCATTAGTGAGTGACAGAACTAAACAAGCCAATTCAGTACAGATTATAAAAGATATTGAACATTTAGTACAGTATACAGGATATGTATGTGATGAAGATCAACCCGTACATAAACAAAGAGATAATAATATATATGTAAGTACAGGACTCAATAAGGATGAGGCAGTATTAATATTTAAAAAAATTGCAGAAATAGCACATCACTATCCTGATCATAAATTTATTATGCCTATTGCTAATAAATATAATAGTATGGGTGGTAGAAAAAATAAAAATATATATCTAGTTGAGTATGTACCAGAATTAAGAACAAAACTATCAACTTGTGCAGCATATATAACATATGGAGGTTATAATGCAACAGTTGAAATACTAAAAGGAAAAATTCCATCTATATTAGTACCCAGACAAAGTGGTAAAAAAATGGAGCAGTTTATACGGGCTTTTACCTTTGAACCTTATGATTTTTATAAAGTACTAACTCTACAAGAGTTTAATAATGTTAAGGTAGTATTAGATGAAGTATTAAATGGGTATAAACCGCAACCTTTTAAATTTAACCTAAAAGGAGCTTCTAATACTGCAAAGTTTTTATTGGAGATGCATAATGGACTTTAAAGATATTGCAAAACAAGAAGAACTATGGAAAGATATAGTTCTCAAAGGAGAAATGCTAACTATAAAACTTTTAACAGAAGAAGCTAAAAAAGAGTTAGAAGAAAAAATTGCTAATTTTCTTATTACTAGAAAAGAAGCTATAGCTTCAAATAAATTTGTTTTTATGTTTAGAGATAAAGAATATACTATTGATAAAGATAATGTTGATATAGCTATAAAAAACTGGGCAAGTAGTAAAAATATAAGTAAACATAGAGCATTACTAGCATATAAAAAAGCAGAAACAAATGCTTGGATTTATAAAACATTACTTGATAAAAAGAAAACAGGTATGTTTAAAGCTTGTAAAAAATTAATACTAGTAGGTTCAGGTATATATCCATATTCTATGTTTGATATACATAAAAAATATAAACACATAAAACAGATAGGAATTGAAATAGATACTAATAGAGCTGCTATAGGAAGAGATTTAGTTAGTAAGTCCCCAGCTAAGAATCATATTCAAATTATAACACATGATGGCTGTACATACGATTATGGAAATATAAATTTAGGTGAAGATGATTTAGTATTTGTATCTTGTGATGTAGATAATAAAAAAGTTATAGATAGAGTAATAGCAACAAGTAAGGCGCACATTTTTATATGTGCGCCTTATGAAAAAACTTGGTTAAGAGCTTTAGTACAAAATATTAAAGTAGCTAAACATAGTGGAGTTACTTCTTACTCTGCTTAGTTTTAGTTTTACGTTTTTTACTCTTACGTTTTTTTAGTTTAATAGGTTTTGGTTTCTTAGATGTCTGAAAAACTTCAGGTACGATTGGCATTTGCTTTAACTGTCTTTACCGTTTGAGTAAGGGGATTCTTTACTTCTTTAACTGTAAGTTCCCCTCCACCTTTGTAGTAAGCTAAAGT